AGCACTGCACGACGCACAAATCAACATCACCAAATATCGTGGTGTTGACTGCAAAGTGCATGAGGCACCTGAGGAAACTCACGGCACCTTCTGCTATCGCGGTCGCACTTACATCAAGTGAAACTATGGAAGCACTACAAGTAACTGGGATCGTATCCCTTTCATCTGTAGTATTTCTTACTATTCTTTACGGTGAGATGAAACTTCTACTAAAGTAGAAGAATCAATAACTTTACAGAGAGGGTTAAGAACCCTCTCTTTTTTTGTACTTAAGTAAAAAAGAAACAAATGTATACTACGATACATAAAGTAGTATAGATAATACAGAATTGGAGTAGAAGAGAATATGTAACCAAAACTTCCTTTGATATGTGGTATGTCTTCAGTATACAGTATAATGGAGGACATTATGCACAATATACTTTCACATAATCAGTTAGCGGGTTGGAAACAAAGTGTTGAGAGATTGACACACACCTTAGACCGCTCCATCGAGGAGTCTGACCTAGTTAATGATTATTATAATTGTCTTATAGAATGCGACGATGACAAAGCGACATGTAAAAGAATCTGTAGGAGGATGTTGGACTAGTCTAGATCGCTAAGGAGGGTTGACCACCCTCCTATTTTTATGTTAAAATATACACGTCATAACTTATACTCATGGAAAGAGATAAACTTAAGTTGATAGTAAGGAATCTCAAACTCCTTGTCGAAGCATTAGAGAGTGAAGTATACTCTGATGTGGATGCATACACCACAAAGCAAGAGAACTTTGATGATCCTGCTAGCTACTACCTGAACGATTACGACGAAGTATTTAATGATGATGATGGATACCCCGACTAAACTGATTAGTGTCACTCCCGACGCTGAGAAACACATGGCATATTGTGCCCGTGTGAGCAATCCAAATAACCAGGAGAATGACAAGTTCTCTGGTCTTCTCAAGTATTGTGTGAAGCATCAACACTGGAGTATCTTTGAGCAGGCATACATGACCTTGGAGATCCACACTACCAGGGGTATAGCAGCTCAAGTGCTCCGGCACCGTTCGTTCACATATCAAGAATTCTCACAACGATATGCTGATTCCTCCCTACTGGGTGAGACGATCCCCTTACCCGAACTCCGCCGCCAAGACACCAAGAACCGCCAGAATAGTATTGACGACTTGGATCCGTTCATGGTTCAAACACTAGAGAGGCAGATGCAAACTCTGTTTGACTCCTCTATGGCACTGTACCAACAGATGCTTGACCGAGGTGTGGCAAAGGAGTGTGCTCGTTTTGTGCTTCCCCTCGCCGTACCAACAAAAATGTACATGACCGGTTCTGTAAGGTCATGGATTCATTATATCGATCTGAGGTCTGCTAACGGCACACAAAAGGAGCACATGGACATTGCTCTGGGTGCTAAGAAAATCTTTTGTGAGCAATTCCCAGCAGTTGCTGAAGCACTGGAATGGTCAAACTAAATACGATTGTGAAATGATTTAAAGCATGGCAAAGTATCCCGTCATTAATAAAGAAACTGGTGAACAAAAAGAAGTCAGCATGAGTGTGCATGACTGGGACCAGTGGAAAAAAGATAACCCAGAGTGGGACCGAGACTGGTCAGATCCATCCACAGCACCTAACTGTGCAGAGGTTGGAGAAGTCTATGATAAGTTGAGAAAGTCTCATCCAGGTTGGAATGATGTCTTACACAAAGCATCAAAAGCACCTGGATCCCGAGTAAAACCTGTTTGAATTAGTAATGCCTAGAAAGAAGACTGCAAATCCTGTTCCATTTGGGATGAGTAATAAGCAAATGAAACGCAAAAAACCCATCAACATGGACTTAATGAGGACCGTTGATCCTCTAACAGAAAATCAAGAAACTCTATTCGACGCATACTCAAAAGACCAAAACATTGTTGCCTATGGTGCAGCGGGTACTGGCAAAACTTTCATTACCCTGTACAATGCCTTAAGGGATGTTCTCAGTGAGAAGACACCATATGAAAAAATCTATATTGTTAGGTCTTTGGTCGCTACACGGGAGATTGGTTTCCTTCCTGGAGACCATGAAGATAAGTCGTCTCTTTACCAGATTCCATACAAGAACATGGTGAAGTATATGTTTGAAATGCCTGATGACTCAGCATTTGAAATGTTATATGGTAACTTGAAAACCCAAGGAACTATTGGTTTCTGGTCTACTTCATTCATTCGTGGTACAACTCTTGACAATGCAATCATTATTGTTGATGAGTTCCAGAACTTAAACTTCCACGAACTTGATTCTATTATCACTCGTATCGGTGAAAATTCTAAGATCATGTTCTGTGGTGATGCTACTCAGACTGACCTTGTGAAAACAAATGAGAAGAATGGTATCGTTGACTTCATGCGTATCCTTAATGTAATGCCTTCAATGGAAGTTATTGAATTTGGTGTTGAAGACATTGTACGTTCTGGACTCTGTAAAGAATATCTTGTTGCGAAAGCAGAACTTAATCTATGACATTTACTCATCATAATTTTCTAGGTGACCTTGAACTAAACAAAAAAGAAACAAATGGCATCCGACTGTACAATCTTCCTGATGGTCAGTGGGTGCCATCTATTACTTCAGTAACATCTTTCTATAACAGACAGATCTTTGCTGACTGGCGTAAGCGAGTTGGTATTGAAGAAGCAAATAGAATTACAAAGAAAGCAACTGCGAGAGGGACAGACTTTCACGCAGCAACTGAACTCTACATGTTGAACAAAGACATTAACTGGGATGACTTTCGTCCTCTCACTAAGTTTATGTTTCATCATGCCAAGCCATATCTTGATAGGATAAATAATGTACATGCTATCGAAAGAACTTTGTATTCAGAGTTCTTGGGTTTGGCAGGGAGAGTAGACTGCATCGCTGAGTACGAAGGAGAACTGGCAGTCATTGACTTCAAGACATCTGAAAAGATCAAACCTGAGAAGTGGTTGGAAAACTATTTCGTTCAGGAGATGTTTTATGCTTCTGCTTATTATGAACTAACTGGTATTCCTGTCAAAAAACTTATTACCATTATGGTTACACCTAGTGGTGAGGTCGAAGTATTTGACAAACGCAATAAAGGAGACTATATTAAATTATTAGTTCGGTATATCAAAGAATTTGTACATCACAATATTAGGTCAGATGGAGAATGAATTAGAGAAAGAACTAGAGAAGAAGTTTTTCTGTCCCTCCAAATTTGCTCAGGAGATTGAGCAACTAGTTCATCGCAACAACGAGATGAATTATATTGATGCTATCATTCACTTCTGTGAACAGAATAGTATTGAGTTGGAGTCAGTTCCTAAACTGATCTCCAAACCATTGAAAGAAAAAATTAAGTATGAAGCAACAGAACTAAACTTTTTGAAGAGGAGTTCTAGAGCGAAACTACCACTTTGAGGAATGATGCCCTTCGACGCATATAAATGCTATTTGTCATTAAAAAATCATTTTACAAAAGAAAAGTATGACTACCATAAGTATTGTGGAAAAAGTCGTGCCACAGTTCAATCCTTTTACAAACGAAAAGACCGCTTCTGGTTTGAAAAACTAGCACGGAACAAGAATGATAAAGAGGTTGAAGAGTTCTTTATCTCTAACTTCATTACCTGCACTGACCCAAGTAAACTTTGGATTGGTGAGATGATAAGAGAAGGTGAGGTTAGATATACTGACTGGAAGAAAAGAACTCAGTCTCTCTCTTATGTTTTTAAAACAGAAGCAGAAAATATTTTTGATGAAAAAAAAGTTGACGAAGTTTTTTCATGTAAGAAAGGGCATCCACCTATTCTAAAAAACTATCTCAGTGGACAAACGTCCATTGAAACCATGGTCATCTTGGATAAGATTCTTGGTTATAGACAAGACTTTGATAAGAGTTTACAAGACCCAGTGTGGGAAACCGTCAGTATGAGAATGAAGAAATATTCTCCCTTCCTACATATAGATGTATTTCGTTATAAAAAAGTTCTAAAGAATGTTGTATTGGGGGAAAGATGAGTTTCTTTAAATCTGATGTTGTCCGTGCAGAAATGACGGAGATCAGTGAGCTACAAGAGGAGATCTATCAGAACGTATTTAAGTTCTCTACAATGTCGAAGGAGGAAAAACTCTTTCACGTTGCTCTTCTTGAAAAGTTACTGAACAAGCAACAAGTTCTTTATACCCGACTAAGTCTCTCTGACGATCCTGAAGCACAGGAGATGAAGCAACGTATTGCTGAGTCTGCTCAGTTGATGGGTCTACCCTCAAACGTAGACATCGGTGTTGTTTTCCGAAACATGACCGAAGTCCTTGAAGCGATGCGTCAAAAGATTGACGAAACAGGTTCTGACCTGTAGAATAACGAAGTCCACACAAGCCAAATCCAAACTAATACGAGGAATCCAAATGTCTTTTTCTGATCTTAAGAAGCAGTCTTCCATCGGTTCACTGACCCAGAAACTGGTCAAGGAAGTTGAGAAGATGAACAATACTGGTGGAGGTGCTGATGAGCGTCTCTGGAAACCTGAAATGGACAAGACTGGTAACGGTTATGCAGTCATCCGTTTCCTGCCCGCCCCTGACGGCGAAGAACTGCCTTGGGCAAAGATGTACTCCCATGCCTTCCAAGGTCCTGGTGGTTGGTACATTGAGAACTCTCTGACCACTAATGGTGGAAAGGACCCTGTGTCTGAGTACAACCGTGAACTGTGGAACAGTGGTATCGATGCAGACAAAGAAACTGTCCGCAAGCAAAAGCGTAAACTGTCTTACTATGCCAACATCTATGTTGTGCAAGATAAGGCAAACCCTCAGAACGAAGGTCGTGTCTTCCTTTACAAGTTCGGCAAGAAGATCTTTGATAAGATCATGGAAGCAATGCAACCTGAGTTTGAGGATGAAACTCCTATCAACCCCTTCGACTTCTGGCAAGGTGCTAACTTCAAACTGAAACTGAAGAAAGTTGCAGGTTACTGGAACTATGACTCATCTGAGTTTGACCGTCCTTCTCCTCTGCTGGACGATGACGATGCACTGGAGGCACTGTGGAAGAAGCAGTATTCTCTCTCTGCTCTGACCGCTCCTGACCAGTTCAAGACTTACGAGCAACTTGAAACCCGTCTGAAGATGGTGCTTGGTAAGAAGTCTGCACCTCCACGTCTTGATGAAGAGGTGAATGATGAGGACAATGATCGTGGTAACTTCCAACCCGACTGGGCAGCATCACGTCCTGCACCTGAACCCACTGCTGACTTCAACGCACCTGACATCACTGCGTCTTCCGAACGTCAACCATATAGTGTCACTACTGACACTGATGAGGATGATGCTCTGAGTTACTTCCAGCGTCTTGCTGAAGAGTGATTACTGGAATAGTCTAATATTATCTGCACGTTTAAGGGTGGGGCTCACATATTGAGTTCCACCTTTTTTGTATTTAAGTAAGTCTTTCATATCATTCATAATGACATTAAGATACTGTGGTTTCAGTAAGAAGATATTTCTCTTTGCATCTTGAATTCTATTTTCATAAACCTTATTGGTTATGGCAGTAGTAATATTAGTCGCCGTTATCTGGGTTCCTGTTAGGTAGTCATAATAGTCAATAGAATAATCTGACTTTACAGTTAAACCTGCACGAACAATAACTGCACCAGAAGTATTCTTAACTTCAATGGTTTCGTGGTGATGTGTTTCGTTCAACTTTTCTTCAGACCCATACTTCATTATCAAGAAGTCATAGTATGCCTGTTGAGTCATTGGCCACTCTGTTTGAATGTTGAGTATGTTGTTTGAAAGCAACACCACCCAGTCCAGAGTCTCATCATCATATCTTTTGTAGGCAACATTGTCAGGTCTTTCGTCACCTACGATTTGATACTTGGTAAAGAATGTCAGGTCGCCAAAGATATCATCACGAAGTTTACCTCTCTTAAAAAGGTTCTTTACTTCTGAATAGTCTGATATGTTCTTGCCATCTCTTGTGGCATTTGCATATTCAAAGTTTGGAACTTGTTGAAAATAACTTGGCATTTTAGAAACCTATCTCGGTAGCACTTAACTCTCCAGAATCCTTATTCATGATAGGATAATCCTTATCATATATAGGATCGAGTTCACTAAACTGTAAGTTAATTTTATAAGATGTCATTGTTCTTTCTTCATCGTTGAAGGTCATATAAGAACCATCAGGAGTATATTCAACCCCACAGTCAACTAAGGCACAGGTCTTTATTCGATTTATAGATTGATGATTTTTTTGTAATGTCCCATCTTTCTTATATGTTTGATAATTAATATCAAAAACATTTGGACTCTTAAGAAATACATTACTAGCAGTTGTCTTTACAGACATCCCTCGCTTAAAGAAGTAAATAATATTTCTAACTTGTTTTGCCTCATCTTCACTTCTTGGAGATAATGTAAACGTGAATGAGAATGGACGCAGTTGAGGACCTCTAAACAAGAGTTCTAAGTTTGGGTTGAGAACCGCTCCCGTAGTTCTTGATAGTAAACCTTGAACTCCTGCTGCTTGCTGAGCAAGAAATACTTTAAGACCTTCTTGAGTGCCAGTTTTTGCATTTAATATTTGTTGTTGAACTGCTCTCGCTGCAGTTCCACCTTTTTCAAACAATTCTGTTAAACTGTCTGAATCGGCTAAATTGTATGCTACTCCCGCAATCGCTGCATCAACAGCATTTAGTTGTAAACCAGAAAAGTCAACTGTATTTCTATCTGATATCATTGGTTGTATTGGGAGAGTGACGGAACCAATAATTCGAGAGAGCTGTCTCTGAAATATTTTTTCATTTTTAAATAAAAATGGGTCTACTTTAGTTCCTGATGGAATTCTCATTGAAAACTTTACTCTATCTTGTCTTGTATCACCGTTTGCAAGTGCTAGTGGGTAGTAATAGTTTCCGTATTCTCCTTGTGCTTCACCTTCTATGTTTATAGTATTTGATGATGGTAGATCTTCTATTTCTACAGAACCAGCTAAAGTATCTCTATTATCTTGTACAACGAGTGAGTTGAGGTCTTCTTCACTTAATTCTGTTCCATATACTATATTTTGAGCCAGAGCTGTTCTTGAGGTTTTTCCATATACAATCTCATTCTGGTCATTTTTTATTGCTAAGATATCTTTCTCTACAACATTTGCTGCGTGACCCCTAACTATTTTTCTTGTTTCTGATTTATTAAAATATCTTTCTTCTCTGACATCTATCACTTCAAGAATGGGAGTTATTTGATATGCTAATGTATTGTGTGTCCAAACTCCATCTGGAGAATAAGAACCAACTAGAGTTTGTCCAATTAAATCTTGACGATAAACCTCTATAGTTCCATCACGTTTAATTACATTGGCATATGTTATATTTTCTCCAACCTTAAACGGAGTTAGAGGGTATGTATTAGTGTTTTTAGTACCAAACTCCTCTACAATTTTTCCGTCTTTGATTACTTCTCTTCTGGGTGCCATTACGGATACTTTTCTTTATTTATTGAGGAACCTGGCATAATCTAATGACCGTAGATAATCTATTTCATTATTTTCAATGACGTGTAAGAAACCTTCTACCTCTTGCCAAGTATAGTTTCTCACCGAACGTGTGGTATCCCAATGAAAGTTTAAACCTCTGAACCCCCATTGGAAAACTTCAATACAAGCAATGAGTGGGAACTGGTCAAACTCAATGTTGTTTGACTTGGCATTGTAAATGAAGGTGTAATACTTTCCAACATCAGGAATGATTTCAGTTTCACGAAAGACACTGATGATCTCAAACATTATGTCATCAGCAGCAACCAAACCCTTCACCTTTCTTTTGAGTTCATTCACTCTAGGTGATGATGTTTGAATGTCTTTACCGAAACCTCTTGCCATTATTTGATACCTAAGTGGTCTTCTGTGATGATCTTAAACTCAATAAGTCTATCCTTACACCATTCATCTGCTGCTTTCCACTTTGCTTTGTTGACAGCATATGTTTTCACTTCAGTGATATATCTCTTTGTTGTTCTTGATGGTTTCTTTGGTTCTCTAGTCTGCTTCTTTGGTTTGACTTCTATCACATAAGTTTTAATATCACCAGTCTGTTCTCTCACTTTGATAATAAAGTCAGGAAAGTATCTATGAACTCTACCATCAACAGGTGAAAGGTATGGAATACAGAACTCTTCAGAACCCCACAGAATAATGTTCTCATTCATATCGCACCAGTGACAGAACTTGCGTTCCCAACTACTACGACATATAATATTATTTGGGTCTCCTTTATATTTCTTGGGGAAAGATGGTTTGTATTTGCTCTTAATACTTTCGCCCATATCTTGTCTACATAATATATACGGTCAAAAAGTATTTATAAATGGCAGGACCAACGCCCAGAAAAATAGGAGTATCAGAACTTAAGAGTAAGTTGATGCGTCCAGCAACAACTTCACATTTCATATGTGAATTTGCACCGCCATCAGGGGAGGGTTTTAAGTCGTTCATTAGAGATAGAAAACTTCTTTCTGGTTTCGTTGGTGCTGACTATGGGGATAGAGAAAACCAAGAACTGATACAACTGTCTTGTGCTAATGCAGCTCTGCCAGGGTCTTCATTAGCAACTCACGAAATCAATAACGACCATACTGGAGTTACTGAAAGACACGTTTACAGAAGACAGTATGATCAACGTTCTGAGTTTACTTTCTATGTTGATAATGAATATAGAATAATTGACTTCTTTGAAAACTGGATGTCTTATATTGTTGGTGAGGATGAAATTACTGACCAGTCAATCACTCAAGAAAACAGACAATATAATTATCGTGTAAACTATCCTGACTTTTATAAAACAGATAGTCTTTATATCACAAAGTTTGAAAAAGACTATAATGATTCTAGTTTGCAAGGTGATGACCTTAACAGGTCATTGACATATAAATTTATTAACGCATATCCTATCAGTGTAAACTCAATGCCTGTTTCGTATGAGGCATCTGAAGTTTTAAAATGTACGGTAGCATTTACTTACAGTCGCTATGTTATTATGAGAGAAAATACTGGAGCTAGAAAAATAAACTTACAGAGACCAAATGGACAACCTCCTGTTCCTGCTATCATACAGGATGGAAGACCAACTTTGGCACAGTTAGCAGAACAACTTGAGGAAGCAGGTGGAAGAGGACCTAATTTTGGATCTAATATCCTGCGATAAATAACCATACTGAAACTTCTATAAGACATTATGCCTTTACCAAAGATTGCCACACCAACATATGAGTTGGAATTGCCCTCTACAGGAAAGAACTT